TGATTATACTACTACAGTCGGTGGAGTAGAAAGCAATATTCGAGAACTTCCTCCGACTCCTGACCCCGGATCTGGTGATGAAGAAACTTATTCATATGAAGTTTTTGTAAGACTAAGGTCCACTGCTATACCTGGGTTTCCGAGTACGGGGTATGCAGCAGGTAATGATGACCACTGGGTGGAAGTAACTCAGGCACAGCAATTAACTATTACAAGAACAGACGACGCTGACGTAGACCCTGATATGCCTACTTTTGACACGCAATTTAATGCTACTCCCGGGGCTTATTATTTTAAAGAATTTACAACGACAGGAGTTACAAATCCAATAACTTGGAATATGTCTGGAGGGACTATATCTTCCAGCCAGCCGACTTCTAGTACAAGCACTACATCTTTGCAGAGAGATGAAAATGAAACAGCATTTATACAAGTACAAGCACCGTCCCAAACAGGACAGAGTGCTACAGGAACTCTGAGCTACACGGGAGGAACAGAGACAAGTACCTTTACAGTTACAACCGCTTCAGCACCTGACGGCAATCCTACTCCGGGTAGTGGAGCAACAGGATTTGGTCTTGAAATATTTAATAAAAATGGAAGCCAAGTTATTTTTGGTACCTCTCATTCTTCTGCGGGATATATTGCGGAGGGAACATTTCAAGTGGACGCAGCCACCGGAACTTTTCCTAATCATAGTCCATCAAGTCGAACATACCCTGTAAATGGTACAATTGCAGAACTTATTTCCGCACCAAATGAAGTAGAAATAGTTTTAATATTAGACACGGAGAATAATTCCAATACATATAATCAATTAAATTCATTTGCATCTAGTTACACAAAAAATAGCAATGGCACTTTCACTATAACTAATAGTAGTAATTTTAGTGCTATTTCGGGGACTTACATTGTCATACGGGCTTAAAGTATTCAACGGAGCAAACCGAATAATAATAGATGGAGAGTCTTCTACTTTTCAGACTCTTCAAGTTTCTAGTACTATTTCACAAGGTGCCGGAGCTTTATCAAGCGGTGCTCTTGTTATGGGGACTCGACACACTTCAGGAGTTGTTGGGGGGCAAACCAGCGGAAGTACTTTTACTCCGCTGTCAGGGACTTATTGGACAACATTAGCAAAAACATCCGGACTTACAGGTATTCAAAATACAAATGTGCCTACAGGAGCTGACGGAGATTACGGACTACAAGTAAGAAATGCTAACAACGTATTATGTTACGATAGTAGGCTTCACTCAAATGGATTAGGAATGTCGCTTTCTAATATTTATCCTACTGCTTCCTTAACGGGAGGTAACATAGCAACTACTGCCGCTCTTACGCAAAGTCTTATTGACCAAGGAGCAGTAAAAGGAAGTATTTTAGCTCAGGGATTTTCTACAACCAATCCCCCTTATGTTTCTTTAAATACAAGTTTCGCTAACGACTTTATATTTGGAGGCACAGGAAACATATACTGGAGTAGTTTTTACTTTGATTATACTACAAACGGTGTTAACAATGGTATTTTATATTTTTTAAATGGAGGGTATATTAATATATCCGGAGACGGATTTAGTCTTGCAGGGTATTTTAGCATACCAAACTTTTCTACTGTTCTTGTAGCAAATGTTCTAACTTAATGGAGAAATAAATGACAATTGAACATGTATTAAAATATAACCAAGATACAGGAGATATTGTATCTATCTTTTCTGTTCCTGGAGGAGGACCGCCTACAGAGGGAGTAATTGAAGGCGAAGAGCCTATGTGCTATAAAAACTATGAAACTCGAATAGAGGGTTCGTGGAGTTATTTTATGGAAAGATATTATATTGACGGAGGAGGTAACTTAGTAGATCGCGGAGCAAAAACAAATGAGCTACAAACTTGGAACGGTACCGCATGGGAGATAACCTTAGCAAACTTTTTGGCAGATGTTCGCAGAAAAAGAGACTCTTTATTATTTCAGTCGGACTGGACACAGATTCCTGACTCAACTCTCAACGAAACTCAAAAAAGCGAATGGAGAACGTACAGACAAAACTTAAGAGATATAACTAATGATATTATTTCAAACTCTGCTCCTTACTTATCCTTGACAGCCGAAGTCGCTTGGCCAACCAAACCAGAATGATACCAACTAAATTTAGTTCTTGACTTTATAGGTCTTTTAAAGTAGAATACGAAAATGGGTAAAGAAGTAACCACAATATCCCCTGAGGGACTTGAAGTAGCAAACTGTTACTTGCAATTCGGAAATATTCGAGCAGTTTGTGAAATGATGCAAGTTGCAGAGGACAAAGTTGTCGAGCTGCTGAACAAACGCGAGGTTAAAAAGTATATTGATACTGTATATCTTGATATGGGGTATCGAAACAAAAACAATATTGCTACTGTTCTTGATGAGATGATTCAGTCAAAACTAGAAGAAGCACAAGAAACAGGAGTATACTCTAATAAAGATTTGGCTGATCTACTGCAGATGGCTCACCGAATGCGAATGGATGAAATTAAAGCACAAACCGAATTAACTAAAGCAGAGACCACAAATATAAAAACTCAAAATAACGTACAAATTAATAACGAGAGTTTACCATTCGGCCAAGGAAATTATGGAAAGCTGATGGAGAAACTTCTCAAGGAGGGATAATCCTAGAGAAATTCAATGCTCGCAGAAATTGCGATCGCAAACGCAGCTTTTGGTGTAATTAAAGAAGCCATCGGCAACGGTAAAGACCTGTATGAGATGGGCGGCGTAGTTGCACAATTTTTTGACCAGAAAACTGCTTTGCAGAAAAAGTCAAATAAGAACGGCTACAAAAGTGATATGGAAGCCTTCATGGAACTTGAGAAAATCAAGGAGATGGAGGATCATCTAAAACAACAAATGATCTGGGCAGGGCGCCCAGGAATGTGGGACGACTGGCTAGCTTTTCAAAAACAGGCCAAAGAAGAACGACTGCAAAGAGAAAGAGAAGAAGCTGAAAGACGTGCCGAATATGCTAAGCTAGCACTGAATACTTTATACGTTGTATGTGGATTAGCTGTCTTTTTACCTTTGCTATTTATTGTTCTTACTATACTTAAACCATGAGCGATAATTTACAAAGACAAGTCGACCACATTGAATCTGAGCTGCAGGTACATGCAACTCAATGTGAAGAGCGATGGAAAACTATTTTTACACGAATTGAAAGCGTAGAAGAAACACTTGCTCGAATGGAGAACAGAATTATAACTGCTTCGGGCGTAATTATAATGTTTTTACTAGGATTAATTGCAGCACAGGTGATGTGATGAGACGAGGACGAGAAAAAGACTTAGAAAAGTATATCAATGTGAGAATTACCCAGCTTAAGCAAGATATGGAAAAAGCTCACGATGACTATGATAAGCAATGGTATAATCGTATTATCCAAGAGCTGTGCTGGGTAAAGAGTCAGCAACACAATTGTTACCTTGATGAATTACAGCACTGGAAGGATACCTATTCGTACCTTCCTTAGACGCGAAAGCGCAGAGAAAGTTTATGTGTCCTTCACACTATGGAAAGAAAAAGAGAGGTAAAAAGAAAAAGAAGCGAGGCAAAAAATGATTGACGTACTTATTGGTTGTGTTATAGGTTGGGTTGCTCATATAGCATGGACTAAATGGGGGTCCCTATTAGTAGACTTAAATGACAAATGAGGCGCCGTAAAACTTATAAAGGAAAACGTGCTCCTAAAGGCTATCATTATATGCCTGGCGGCAAGTTGATGAAAGACTCTGCCCATAAGAAGAAACGTGGCCGCAAGAAAAAGAAAAAGTACTAGGCGCAAGACTGCGGCTCGAAAGGGCCGCAATGTGCCAACTAACAAAAAGCTGTATGCAAGAGTAAAAGCCGCTGCAAAGAGAAAATTTGCAGTATATCCTAGCGCTTATGCAAATGCGTGGCTTGTACGAGAGTATAAAAAGCGAGGCGGGAGGTATCGTCGTGGCTAGACGAGGAGGACTTACAAAATGGTTTCGAGAAAACTGGGTAGATATCGGTCGTCCTAAAAAAGGTGGCGGGTATAAAAAGTGCGGCAGAAAGAAAGCTAAGAAAAGCCGTAAAGGATACCCTAAATGTGTCCCTGCTGCAAAAGCAGCAAGAATGAGTAAAAGTCAAAAGCGTTCTGCTGTACGAAGAAAAAGAGCAAAAGCTCAAGGAGTACGAGGCAGACCAACAATGGTAAGCACCTATTCTCGTAAGAAAAGAAAAACAACTCGTAGAAGAAGGAGAAGGTAGTGGAAGTCTCACCTGTTAGTGCAACTCCAACTTCTTATTCAAAAGAGTACTCTACTCAAACAGTCTCTAAAGTAGATGATGATAAGTATAAAATAACAGATACACTTTATACTGTTACTACTTATGACAGGGCCGGAAAATTAGATGTATTTACTAATATTCGGTATTTGGATTACATTGCGTAATGGCTACGAGGAAAAGAAAAGGCAAGAAAAGAGACTCAAGACTAAAGAGGGCAGGAGTATCAGGGTACAACAAACCCAAGCGTACTCCTAGCCATCCGAAAAAGTCACATATTGTTGTGGCCAAAGTAGGAAGTAAGGTCAAAACTATTCGTTTTGGCCAACAAGGAGCGAAAACTGCAGGGAAGCCTAAGCGGGGGGAGAGTGCACGCATGAGAAAAAAGCGTGCTTCATTCAAAGCCCGACACCGCAGGAATATTGCTCGAGGCAAGATGAGTGCGGCATACTGGGCTAATAAAGTAAAATGGTAGGAGGTTACCATGAAATATTTGCTAGCTCTGCTAGCTATTGTCTCAACAACTGTAGCGGCAGAAACAGTAATTAATTATGACGATGGATCGACATACACGCTCACGGAAGGCGAAGAAATTTTTATCAGCAAAAGTACTCTCTTTAAAAGGAGGATTATGAATAAT